ACGATCAGCAACATCCTTTCTTGCTTTTCTCAAGCGGGTCTTAACAGTATTAAGATTCCAATCGAGATCAACAGCAATATCCTGGAGTCTTTTATTATTTATCTCCCTTTCGAAAATTACTGTTCTGTAGGGTTCTTCGAGGCTTTCAATTTCCTCGAGAACTTTTTCGTAGAGTTCTGAAGTTAGCTTTTCTCCAGTTGGTCCGATAACTTCTATATTAATAGAGGTTAAAGGAGTATAAACCTTGAGAAGTTTTGAATGGTTTTCCGAAAGTTTATCTCTGGATAAAGTTTTACTTTTTAGGCGTAATTGACCAAGGGCTTCGTTTTTAGCAATAGCATAAACCCAAGTGCTAAAATTGTAATCCCTATTGTATTGATCAATTTTTTCCCATACCGCAATAAAAGTTTTCGATACAATTTCTCTGGAGAGATCTGTATCCTGAACAAAACCATAGACAAAAGAAACTAATCCTGGTTTTAATCTTTTAATTAATGATGAAAATGTCTTATTGTCTTTTTGTTCCAAAAAATCTATAGCGAGATTTTGAATTGAAATGTTTTCCCTATGCATAAAAACACAACTATTTTATATTAAAAAAATTTAAAGTTGAGGATTTTAATTAATCCTCAACTATTTGCTCGACGTATGAGTTAACGTTCTGGAGTATTCCTGCAACCTGTTGGTAAGGGAAATTTCCCAATACGTTTACGATCTGTTGAAAGGTATTGTGGTCTACCACGTCTACCTGAATAGCATTCATAATTCCAGCAATCTGGTTAAAAGGATACTGTCCAATAGCCTTGAGAACGGCCTGTTTGAATTCGGGTTTCAAACGATAGGTAGGAACGTAAGCATTTGTTTCGACTTTCTGTGTTGCATCAACTTTTGGCTGAGGCTGAACTGGCTGATTCTGATTTTCCATAATTTTAGTTAAGGTTTATAATTTATTTTTATATATCAATTGTTCTCTTAAATATACGGTATGAAATGCGTTAATTTTTCTAAAAAAAGTTAAGCCTGTGTTAAACTTCAATATATCCTTCCTTAAAATAATATCCTAGATATTTTTCAATATCTGGCTTAATAATCATAGACTCATGAGTAATCTCTCCGGACTTAGTTCTATACTTATAAACATTAATAAGCCAATCATCATTCTTATCAGCAAGAGTTAGCAAAAGAGTATATCCTGCTTTTTGTTTTTGAAGTTTTTTTACAACAACTTCATTTATATGTGATTGAATATTACTCATAATTTTTGTCCCCGAATAAAACCTGATCCAGGACGGGCTTTACATGAACATCAAATAATTTATCTGCAGGTATTACAAAATTCTTATCTCCTACAAGTAGAGTGCACGGAACAATTTTACAATTAGGAGAAGCACTCATAACTCCAAGATAATTTTGCCTTACCCTTTCCTGGAATTCCATATCTTCTTCATGAATATCTTTTTGCCTTCCCTGTAAATATTCTTTATCATCCCCTCTTTGATCTTCTAATCTTTTCCCTGTAATTTCGGTAGGAACATCAAAAAATATATTAAGATCAGGATAAGGAAGTTTTAGAAAATCAAATTCAAAGTCCATGATCCATTTTTTTACTTGATCACTTGCAATAGATCCATTGGGATATTTTGCACCCTGATAAGCTAAATTAGAAAAAACATATCTATCCAAAAGGACTACGTCCATTGTGTCCAATGCCATTTGAAGAGTTGGGAGAAACATATATCGATCCATTGCATAAAGATTTGCAACAAAGTAAGGGGAAACTTCGTTTATTCCTCCGAATTCTCCTCGAAGAAATTTAGCAATTACATCACTAAATTGATTATCCCCATACATTGGGAAATGAAAAAAAGAATGGGAAAGTTTACGATTATCGAAATATTTTTTTATTAAATTGCATTGGGTAGATTTTCCCGAACCATCAAGGCCTTCTGCTGATATGAGTTTTCCCATTGTTTAAATTTTTCCTTATATCGATCTATAAATTGGATTTCTCCATTCGTTAATAGTGTTTTTATGTCATTATATTCTAAAAGTTTTAATTAATATCTATAATGATCCGGTTTATATGGTCCTTCTATAGGAACCCCTATATAATCAGCTTGTTCTTCAGATAATTTGGTTAATTTTACCCCGATTTGTTCCAAATGGAGTCTTGCAACTTCTTCATCTAATTCTTTGGGTAAACGATAAACGCCCACCTTGTATTTTTTAGTCCAAAGTTCAATTTGAGCCAAAGTTTGATTAGCGAAAGAATTACTCATGACAAATGATGGATGGCCTGTAGCACAGCCAAGATTAACCAAACGTCCTTCTGCAAGAAGAAAAATTTCTTTAACTTCAGATATGATATATTTGTCCACTTGTGGTTTAATATTGACCTTCTTAATTTGGGGGTCGGAGTTAAGACGATTAACTTGGATTTCATTATCAAAGTGCCCGATATTGCATACAATTGCTTGATCCCTCATAGCTTTAATATGCTCTAAAGTAATAACATCCTTATTTCCTGTAGTAGTTACGTAGATGTTTCCTTCTTCCAGTGAATCCTCGATGGTTTTAACTTCAAATCCCTCCATAGCTGCTTGAAGAGCGCAGATTGGATCAATTTCAGTTACAATAACCCTAGCTCCATAGGATCTCATAGAATGAGCACACCCCTTTCCAACGTCGCCATATCCGCAGACTACAACTACTTTTCCAGCAATCATTACGTCTGTAGCTCTTTTTATTCCATCAGCGAGAGATTCTCGGCATCCGTAAAGATTATCAAATTTTGATTTAGTTACGGAGTCATTGACATTTATTGCAGGAAAAAGCAATTCTCCTTTTTCAAGCATCTGATAAAGTCTATGAACTCCAGTGGTAGTTTCTTCAGATACCCCCTTAACAAATCTAGATAAATTATACCAGAAATATGTATCATTTTTATAGATTTCATCAAGCATTTCATAAAGAGCTCGTTCTTCATGAGACATCCCGGAAAGAACCTTTCTTCCTTTATCAAATTCAAATTGAACTCCTTTATGAATCATAAGGGTGGCATCTCCTCCATCATCGACTATAAGATTGGGTCCTTCACCATCAGGAAAGCAAAGAGCTTGAGCAGTACACCACCAATATTCTTCTAATGTTTCTCCTTTCCAAGCAAACACCGGTATACCTTTTGCAGCAATTGCAGCTGCTGCATGATCCTGCGTTGAAAATATATTACAACTTGCCCATCTTACTTCAGCCCCTAATTCAACTAATGTTTCGATTAGAACAGCTGTTTGAATAGTCATGTGGAGGGAGCCAGTAATACGAGCTCCTTTAAGAGGTTTTAAGTTCGAGTATTTTTTTCGGATTGACATTAATCCAGGCATTTCTTTCTCTGCTATCTCGATCTCCTTACGACCAAAGTCAGCCAAAGAAATGTCTTTTACCTTATAAGGAAGACTACTTGTATAAGACATTGTGTGTTTTTAAGATTATAGATCTTATTGGCGGAAAAGTTTTAAACTAGAAATTAGAGAGATAATCTGATTTAGAATAAGGCCTACACCAAATATTCCTAGTATATTCCAATCTTTTTCGAGAAGTGTTTGAAGGCCAAAGCCATAGAAAAACGACATAAGAGCAACCTCGCCTAAATTAAGAACAGAAGATAAAATCATAGAACGCATAGAAGGAATTTCTCCTAATTCAAAAATTTGTTCTTCTGGAGTTTCATTCACAGGCACTTTACCCTGAAGAGGATTTTCCTCACCTTTTGATTTTGGTATATCTTTTCCTCCTTTCACGGCATTCAATCTGTTGGCTAGAGCTTTGTCGTTTATCATCTTTTTATATTAATTCTGCAATATATCTTGCATATTCAAATCCACTTGGGTCAACAAGGAAACTAACTCCATCTTCTTCGAGAACATTTGCAATGAAAAATGTTCTTGGAATTTCCTCGGTATAATTTCCTAAAAGATCTTCATAAGTATCAAATTCTACTACTGGAAGAACATCTAAAATAGCTTCAAGTTGAGGGTCAACTTTGATTTTCTTAGCATAATAAAGATCGTCAATATCCGCTGGTTTCCTTGTCATCGGAAGATTTCTTAAGTAAACTGAAGCTTCTGGCTCAAGATTTTCTTCTCCTGGTTTTATAACCTGAAATCCTTCATTTACTTTTTTCTTTTCTTCCTTTTTGTCAGCTGGCTTTTCTTCGTCTTTTTCCTCAGTTTCGACAGCCTTAACCACTACTCCATTGCTTTTTTTAGGAGCTTGTTTAGCAGGTTTTTCGCCGCCTTTTCCTTCTTCTTTCTGTCCTTCTTCTTTCTTTTTACTGCCTTCGGTATCAGAAGTTTTAACATCACCAAACATTCCGGGTTTAAAATCTTTAACACTTTTTAGGTTAGTTTGAAGTTCATACCCAGGTTCAAATTTTGCACCACCCAATTTCATTTCGACTTTAACTTCGGTCCTACCTTTTTGGTATTCTTTTTTTAGCCACGAAAAAGACTTCTTGTTTTCTTCAGGGATAATAATTCCTTCATCAGGAACTTTGGAAGTAGCTTCCTTTTCTTCGTGAAGACGCTGTAGATAGTCATTTAGGTTAAAAGATCCAGCTTTCATATAATGTAGTTTTATTTTATATATCTAAAGTTTCGATATTTATTTTAAAAATCCTTTAAGTATTCCCCTAATTCCCTAGCGGTATCCTCTTCATAAGCAGAAGTAATCTCTATGAATTTTCGAACAGATCTTACTTCTTCCTCTTCTTCTGTAATTACATTGTAAATTTCTAGATAATTAGGAAATAGTCTAACAACAAATTTTTCTGTAATATTATTCTCATCTTCATCTGTGTAATAATAAAAAGAATCAATATTAAAATAAGGATGATCAGCATCATCTGGATTCCATACAATATCAGATACCCATTCAAAGCTATCGGAATTCATAGATAGGTTATGGCAAATAGTGAATAAATTATACATTCGGCCATATTTATGTTGTAATCCTATATCCATAGATTTTTTAACATCTTTTCCTCTTTCAAAATTCACAGATTCTTTTATACTACGACAATTAGTAATCTTAAGGAACTCTTTAAATGTAAGATTCTCATATTCATCATTTGTTAAATCATTAAACATGGTAACCCCTTGGTCCTTAGTTAAATAAATTGTAAATAGCTCTGGCTCATTTACATATCCTTCCCTGAATTCATTTTCATAATCCCTAAAAGTTCTTTTTACTGTAATTATTTTTTTGGATTTAATAGTAAATACGGGTTCTTCATTTTTCCAATTTATATCAGTAACATATTGAAAATTAGGAGATTTAGAAGCTTCTTCATGCATTCTTAAAAATATCTGTTCATCAGGCGCATCGCTTCTATCTCTTCCAATATCCATCATTTCTTTTGGATTTAATCCTCTTTCAAAATTTGCAGATTCTAATATCTTAAAAGTCTCATAAGTATTACCTTCTGCATCCCGATCTTGAGTTGTAACAAATTTCTTTATTCTTTCCTTTTCAAAATTAATCATAATAGGTAATTGAAAAAGAGAAGTCCTTAAATGCAGTGGAACTTTTTTAGGTATTATCACTTTTACCTTATCCCCAACAAAATGAACCTTAACCCCCGGAAAATTAAATAGAGCATCCAAATCTTCCCAGTCTTTTTTCCATACAGAAGAATTTTTCAATGCAGGATAACGCATATCTAATAATTTTTGTTTCATGCCCTTCTGTCCTATATTCATAGATTCTTTTGGATCGATACCTCTTTCAAACCTGGATTCTTTTAAACTATTATCAAGAACTGCTTCTATTTCAGTTCTTAAAGTTCCGTATGGGGGCTCTCCAACAACCATGAAATTTACAAGTTCATTTAAAGCTAGATCATCTTTAGAAGTATCAAAAGGATATTCTTCCATTATCTCAGAAACTTTATCTTCTACAAGTTTTATAGCTTCCTCTATTTCATCATCAACTTTTGTTCCTCCTTCTGGGGGATAAGCTGTAAAAACATAATCAGATGATGAAGAATATCCTTTAGCAATAGCCAAATCACTAACTGCTTTTACAAGGCTTTTACACTCATCTTCAACTCTCTTAACAATTTCTGCGGATAATTGGGATTTAGTTTTATTCCAGTGTTGTCCTATTTGAATAGATCTCTTTGGATCTCTTCCCCTTTGAAAATGATAGGCTTCTTCCAATTTTTTTGCTCCAAATAAAGCTTGAAAGGAAGTATGATCATTATTTTGAGACTCAACTTCTCCCCCGCTTAATATATAAAATCTTTTTATAGGAGAAACTTTTTTTCCCAATTCTGTTAGATCAAATAAAAAGTCAATAACCCCCATTGGACGAAAAACTTTTACAGGGGAAAGAATTATAAATGGATCTAAGCCAAATTGTTTTATAAGATCTCTTATATAAATTATTGCCTCTTTTTCATCCCAATCATCGCTATCACATCCAAAGCTAACTATATCTGGATAAAATCTAATTTCTAGAATCCTATCAGATTTTTCTATTTGTTCGTATTTTAAAAGATTTTCAATTAATTCTGAAATCCTTTTGGACATACCCACATTCATAGATTTAGCAGGTTCTATTCCCCTTTCAAAATTTTGAGTTTCGTCGACCCCATAGACATCTGCCATGGTCCAGTATTTTCCAAGCTTATTATATCCTAAACTTGCAGCTAAATCATCAAACTCTTCTTTGGATAATTCCATTATCATTTGAAGAACTTCCTGACGGGAATCCTCATGCACCTCAGATAAAATTTGTTGTATTATCTGTTGTTTATTTTTTAGATCATTATATTCCTCGTATATGAATTTAGCTTTCAAAATTTTATTTTCTTTATTTATTCTTGATTAAAAATTTACTATAAAAAAGTTCAAATGGAATCGTAAAGGAACAAAATAGTATTATTGAATCAGCCCACCAATTTACTATAGGTTTATAAAATACCACAGTTAACATTATAGAAAGAAGCATTAAGGTTTTTAATAAATGCCATAAATCAGTAGCCCAAACTAGAACCGTTGACATAATAAGATCCCCCAATTTAGATTCGGATTTCCATTTATTTGTCCATGATAAAGAGGGATTTACCCAATTCTGATTTTTCCATTTAGAAAAAATAGATTTAGAATATCTGGTTTTAAGAGTATCCATGCCTGCATTAAAGATACCCGCTAAAATAAGAAGAATAATAGCTATCATTATTTCTTTCTTTTTAAGAAATCTTTGACGCTATTTACAATTCCTGCAATAGTAAATGTAACCACCGTTATTAAAAGATAAATTGCAGAAGCAATGCCTACATATTCTATCCATTTTGCTGATGGAAATTTGCCACTTAGAATAATACAAAGGATAAGGATTAAAAAAGCAGCGAGTATTTTTACTAAGCCATTATGCTCAAACCATCTTTTTAAAAAAGAGATAACTTTTTTCATTGGGCTTTTTCTTTATTTATCCAACGAAAAAAGCCGGCACTTAGGCTGCCGGCAAGTCTCTAAATTATATTGTATTTTTTCTTATACATTCCATTACGAGAGCCCGAAACAAGATAACCTCGGTTTTTCATACCATTATTCTCGCTAATTTTTTGTCGGGTTTCTATTGAGCGAGTTATTCTTTTATTTTTAGACTTTCCCTTTTCAGAGTTACTAATTTTTGTTTTTGTTTCTTCAGAATGTATTCGTCCTTTCATTGGAGATTGTCTTCCTCTTTTTGACCCTCCTTTACCTCCAATGTTAATATTATAACATAATGGATTTGTTATTATATCTTCGATAACAAATTGTTTTTCAAAATTTATTTGTCAATTATTTCAATTCTTGCTATTAGAGTCTATTTTTTACCCGAGGCTTCTTTTTTGTGTTATCTGCCTACATGGTTGTCAATCCAATGAAGAAAATTATTTAATAATTCTTCATATTTTTCAAAAAAATCCTTCATTTATTTAAGTTTTAATTATATCACAAATATACGAATAATTTCCTTATGAAATACATTGTTGACGTTTTTTAACGATTACAAAAAACCCTCCAAATAATTTAGAGGGTTAAAAATTAGGAATAATAAAATATAATTAGTTCATATTCAATAAGATATACATATCTATATTGAGCAGAGATAAGGCATCGTCAAAAGAATCAAAAAATTGGATGATTTCTCTTTTAAAATTTTCACGGCCATATTTTTTGATAGCCTTTAATAATAATTTTCCTGATCCTAGATAATTATCGTTATCTTTGTCAGAAGAATGAACACCATAATAAAATTTTTCATTTATGATGTTTGTAGTTTTATAAAAATAATTAAATTTTTTCATAATAAAAAAGCCGGCACTAAGGCTGCCGGCAAGTCTCCTGTAAATGGGTGCTTCTTAAGCAGCCATTTTCATTTCAAACTGTGCGCCGTTTATTCGCGTTCTGAGACGTTCATCATTACCCTTAGCATGCAATCAAAGCCAAGTCACCCCCATAAAGATGATTGATTTGCGGGCTCAATCACCAAAGCCTTTGAAGGTTCCCCACCTAGGGTAGAGAACGGGGCTGACCGGTAATTCCAGAAACTGGACGGAGGTCAGGATTCCACCACCGATTTTTAGAGTTGAAAATCGGAAACTAAAGTAGTGACATGTTTTTCCATTTCTGGCCTGTCGACTGTGGAGGTGCGCGGGGTCGAACCGCGGTCTTACATACCTACTCTATAACTAGCTTTTCAGCAGTTCTCAGTATTTTATTTATTTTCAGTCAAATCTGTTTTTTCCAGGTCTTTCGTCTGTTTTTTAGCAAGAAGCATGCCGACAAGGGCAACTATTACTAAAAGATCAATGAATATGGAAAGACCTCTTGCAGTAACAACATCCCCCCGGATGCTGCAATTCCTGCTCCAAGTATAAATCCTGTTATAAGTCCTACACCAACAGGAAGAAGAGATAGCCATTTATAACCTTTTCTCCAGGCAAAAATGGTAAGAATAATTTCAGCAAGTAGTAGCATAGTTAATAGTTTTAGAAGACAAATATACGAAAAAGAAAAAGATTATATACCTAAAATGCCGTTAAAGTTCTGTTAAAGCTTCTTTTATTTTCTGAAGAACTTCCAATTGTTTTTAACTATTTTTGCTTTCATCTTTTCTCTGAATAATTTCAAATCTATTTTCAAATTGCTTTTGGGTTCCGAACATTCTTCTAGCACCAAGTTTATCTAGATCCCCTTTACTTTTTTCAATAGCTTCAGGCAATGTCCAACATTTTATATAATTTGTGTAAATTATCTCTTTGTGTAATTCTTTATCCCATATTCTTTGTACTAAAAGAATCAAAATATACATATCTTGCCATATAGTATCAGCACTGCCATATTCTGCTGCAAAATTTCCCTTATTACTAACATAAACCTCTTTTTTGGGTTTAAGAATATATCCAGGAGAAATTTTATCCCATGTTTTTAGACCTATTTCCATAGCTTGCCTAGGATCTAATCCTCTCTCAAAATTTTGAGATTCATTTGTAATTAAATCATATTCGGCGCCATCTGGTGTTTTTCTATAATTTTGAACTTGGTCCGTAGCCCAAAAATTTAGATAACTTTTTAAACTGGTAAAGAAAAATATTGAAAGATCTGGATTAATTACTTTTAATTTTCCATTATTAAAAGAAACTATAGTTTTTTTATTTCTTATAGACTTTTTTAAAGCATTTATATCTTGTTTGTGTAATGCCATGGTATTTCCCACAATTTCTGGTAGCATTTTTATTAGTCTTTCCTTTTGAGCTAATAATCCGATACCCATTGTTTTTTTGGGATTCTGGCCCCTTACAAATTGTGCTCTCATACTATTCTAAAATATTTGGACCCCAATTTCCATGGATTTATTAGGATCAATATCCCTTTCAAAATTTATGCTTTCACGTACTATCATAAACAAAAATTCCCGTATAGTTTATCTATTCGGGAATTTAATTTAATTATTTTGCTGGGGTTTTAGGTTTTTTCTTAAAAGCTTTTTCTGCTCCAAAGAATTTCCAGAAGATATAATATACAAGGAGTATGAATATCCATAATCCAGCTACAGTCTGAACTCCTGGAAGAGAATCGGTATTTCCATAGACAATAAAAAGAACAAGAAGGTTTATAATCTGCATCCATTCTTTTTTTAACCAAGGCCATGCTGTTAAGACAGCCCACGCTTTAACTTTTTCCCAAAGTTTTTTGAAGAATTCTTTCATAATTTTATTTTTATTTTGGTTTCTTATCTCTTGTGACAATTAAAAAAATAACCCCCGCAAGTATAATTACTCCGACAGGCCATAATAACTTAGTTAATTCTAAAAATGTTTCCATATTTATAGTTTTTAAAAATTTATAATCCTAGCTCTTCGCCTCCAGCTTCCGGGGCTTCAGTTCCAACTTCCCCGCCGCCAAGTTCACCGCCGCCAAGTTCACCGCCCCCGAGCTCTCCACCGCCAAGTTCACCGCCACCACCGAATAATCCTCCTCCAGCTTCGCCACCGCCTCCAAATAATCCTCCGGCTTCGCCACCTCCTCCACCTGCGCCAGCAGCTCCTCCGCCACTTGCAGCAGCTATTCTTGCATAAGCACGAGCAAGCTTCTTAATTTCTTCATCTCGTTCTTTCTTATATTTAGCATTCAATTTCATATCTGCTTCAGAGAATTCCATATATTTTTCAACAAGGAATTTTGGATCAAAGAAATTTTTCTCTCCAGGACTTCCGTCTGGATTAACTGTAGGCTCTTTAATACCCATCAAAGCATTAACTGTATTGGCACCTTTTTCCGCAATATCTCTTTCCTTCATCATCTTAAAGAAGTTTTCTTCGATGAATTCAAGACCAATAGATGCTTTGAGAATTTCATCATCCCTAAATTCGGGATGCTGTAAAATAAACTGGATCCATAGGGGTTTTAATAAAATCTCTTGAAAAATAGAACGAATTCTGGTGATAAAGTTACTAAATCTTAATTCCTCCCTAGCAATACCTTCTGCACCAGCTCCCCACTGTCCTTGAGGCCCCTGAGTTGGGTCATTGGAAAAACGAGATGAAGGAACCTTAGTTTCTATAAGGAACCTCTGCAAGAAATATCTTAGAGCATCTGTATCTCCTAAGTTATATCCTTGAGGTTGAAACCCATCAATTTCGGTTTGCTGTCCATCTCTTGTTGGAACAACAAAAGTTTTTGCAAAATTAAATTGCGGGCTTCCATTATAAGTTACTTCCCCGGAATGATCGTCTATATTAAGTTCCTCTTTATACATACCCCTCAATTCAGAAAGTCTCGTACGAGCTTTAGCATCTGACTGGGTTCCTATAGGAACTAATATTTTAACCCTCATTTGGGCATTCCAAACGTTCCAAATAATACGTGAATTTTCAAGAGTTCTCATCATATTAAATGAACGAACTAATCTTTCAACGTATGATAATCTGGAAATGAAGTTTCCCCTTGCCCAAGATATGTAAATTAAGTTACCATCAAGTAATTCCCTTTGCTTTCTTGAATCCCCTCGATACTGGATCCAGACACGATATTCGTGACCGTCTTCTCCAATACGAACTTCTGGTTCTAGAGATATTGGATCTACTTCTTTGAGAGCGATAATATTTTTAGCATCATTATCTCCCTCGCCATCATAAATAATTTCGAAGGAAAGAAATCCGTCAATTAAGAATTTTTTAAAATAATGCCAAGCATCATGAGATTGGTTAAATTTAAAAGCATAATAAATTTTTCTGAAAGCTTCATTTAAATCATCAACGATTTCTTTAGCTTTATCTTGTTTTAGAACCCCCTTTAGATTAGCAGTGTTAGGATATGCAAAATAATTATTATCGTCATAGATAACTGATTCATCCGCGATAATTTCAAGAATGTTTTCTATTTC